GGCATTTATTCTGGACAAGTTACTAATGTAAACGATCCACTTAAAAAAAATAGAATTCAAGTTTTAGTTTACGGCCCAACTGGAGTTGAGTCTCATAACTGGGCCCCAGCATGTTTACCTATTACTGATTCTTCTTACCACCCAGATCATCAACCCCATACTGCCGCACAAATTGCTGCATTGCTTACAACTACTGCCACTACAGCATCAGACCCTCAAGGAGGTTCTGTTACTATTCCTGCTTTAACTGTTGTAGCTAAAAGTGGTGGTGGACAACTTAACCATCCTCATACCACTACTAAAACTATGGTTACTAAAAATGTTGTAGTGTCTTCTCCTACAGCTACTACAGACACTTTAGAGGCCAGCACATATACTACTGCTAGTGGTATTAGTGCTCCAGGAACTACAAGCTCATCTACTAGTCTTAAAACTCCAGAGCACACTTTTCATAGAACGTTTCCTGCGGTAAATCAACTAGTTTGGGTTATGTTTGTAGCAGGAGATCCCGATTACCCAGTATGGATAGGAGTACAATCATGAGTAAAGCACTTAGCTTTCCCTACACTATTAGTCCGGCAGGGATTGCTGCCTATACAGAATCTCCTACTAAAATTTATTTAGATAGGGTTTTAACTTTGTTTTCCTATTACGTGGGACAACGTCCTATGCTTCCAACATATGGGGTTGATTGGAGTGGGTCTTTATTTGAAAATGACGACAATGCTCAAATTGCTATACCTGCAGCACTTAAAAATGCACTTGCAAAATGGATCCCTGAAGTTACTATCACTAAGGTAGAATTCATTGGGGAGAACACTGATGGTACTGAAAACGTAGTGGTGTCTTTACGGCTGCCAGATGATACACTTACGTCCTTAACAATCACTACTGGCACAATTGACTATACGGGAACTGTGACGAGGTAATCATGCAAATTGACTATACATCCAGAGATTTTGCTGCATTAAAATCAGACTTAATTGCTCTAATTAAAGAACGCACAGGGACTACTTGGGATCCTACTGACTATTCTGATTTAGGACACATCCTGGTTGAAACCTTTGCGTACATGGGAGACATCATGTCTCACTATTTAGATCGTATTGCTAATGAGTTAACTATTGATACCGCTATTCAAAGAAAAACATTACTTTCTTTTGCACAGTTATATGACTATATTCTTTCAGGACCTACACCAGCTACTGTCTATGTAACTTTTACTAACGTTAGCTCTAATACAATTGATATTCCTATTGGAACTCAAGTAATGGCCCCTCTTTCTTTTGGGCCTTACACTGAAGTATACTTTGAAACTGTTGACGCAGCTACAGCAATATCTCCTGGAGCATCCATTACTCTTCTTTGTCAAGAAGGTAAAACTGTAAATACAGATAAACCAGACTTAATTGACGCTACATATAATATTGCTTTGCCTGCAAATATTGGTACGTCAGACGGAACAACTAACCAAAGATTTACTATATCAGATTCAGGTATTGTAAATAACACTATGGTTCTTTATGTAGGTCAGGGCGTATCTTTTGGTAACTGGTCATACACAGATAATATACTAGAGGCAGGCCCTCAAGATAAAGTATTTACTACTTCTCCAAATGAAGATGGTACAGTTGATGTTGTTTTTGGAGACAATGTGAACGGTGCTGTTCCAGCAAATGGTCAACTTATTAGTGCAACCTATAAACTAAGCGTTGGTAGTGCAGGAAATATTAAATCTCTTTCTATTACTGAACTTACTTTTTTTCCAGGAAATTTAGATCCGCAAGCTACTACGTACTTTACAGTCAGTAATCCGGCAGCTGCTAGCGGTGGTGCTGATGCTGACAACACAACTAACATTAAAAATAAGATTAAAGCAGCAGTTCTTACTAGACGTAGAGCTGTAACCCTAGATGATTTTGCATATCTATCTAATCTTGCCGAAGGTGTTGGAAAAACAAATGCCGCATCTAGTGTTTACACTAGTGTAAATTTATACGTTCAACCAATGAATGATGGACAAGCTGCTACAGGCTATCCCCAAGCAAATATTGTAGGTGTTGCTACAACAGGTACTGCTGTAACTTTTGCAACAGACACAAATCATGGGTTTGCAATAGGAAACACTGTAAATATTTCTGGTGTAAATCCAATTGCGTACAATTTACAAGGTGCAGTTATTACTGCAGTTCCTTCAACAGTATCCTTTACAGTAGCAAGCACAGTTACTGCCGCATATACATCTGGAGGATTAGCTATTGCGTTAACTCCTACTTCTGCATGGACTAATCTTTCATACGCAGTTCAAAAGTATATGTCAGATAAAATTTTAGCAGGAACTACGTTAACTGTTTTGCCTCCTACATATGTACCTATCTATATTTCAGCTACAGTTACTGCAGATTCTGCTTGGAAAAATGCGGATGTAAAGCTAGGTATTTATCAAGCAATGCTTGGCGATACAGGGTTGTTCTATTATGACAATAATACTTTTGGAAAAACAATTCCACTGTCTACTATTACAGCAGCTATTCAAGGAGTACCTGGAGTTGTATCTGCAACAATTACTCAACTTTCTAAAGATGCTTCTGGATCTGTTGGTACTATATCTCTTGCTGCAAATGAAATTCCATACCTTCTTTCTACTGCGTTAGTTAGCACCGTTAGTGGCGGCATTTAAAAAATGGCAAAATATGGTACTAGACGATATGGTTCTGGAGTACGTTATGGCGTATCTTCTACAGTAAGTGTTTACTATAATTCAAATATTTCTGCTCGCTCAAAAGACTATGAAACTATTGAAATTTCTTGGAACCCTATTGTACCTGACCCTAATGATCCTACCCCAACACACTGGGTACTTGTTAAAAGTTATGCCGGTACATTAGATGATCCAACAAAAGGCACTATTTTAGATGGCGGTTCTTACTCAGCAATTAAAAGCTCGTATAATGACGTATCTACCGATAAAGAAAACATTGAAGTTTCCTACTCTATTTGGTTATTTAATGGTTCAGCTTGGAAATTTTGTGGATCTTCTTATGCTTTTTTAATAGGTGCTAAAGAATCTTTAGATTATATTTCAAAGTGGTTACCTAAAGTTTGGCTTAATCCTGTTAATAACATTGGTGAGGGTCTTTCAACTTATAACTCAAATAGTTTAGTAACTACTTTAGGTGTATTTTCTTTTATGTATGATTATATGAGAGTTCAAGCATCTGTCCTTGCAAATTCTTTAAACCCTACTTATACCCCAAGTTCGATTTTAAAAAATAAAAGTACAAGCCTAGGCATTCAATATGAGGCTGCTTTAGGAGACGTTTATAATCGTTCTCTTGCGGCTACCGGTAATATTATTAACTCTTATAAAGGTACTGCTCAAAGTCTTAAAATTTATACTAGTGCTCTTACGCATTGGAACTCTACATATAATGTTGGTCATAACTTATTGCTTGACTATAATGATTCTTCTTTTGAAGAGTCTATTGGAAGATGGGGAGTTTCTAGTGGAACCCTTTCTACAACTACTTACAGCATTACAGGTATTTCTGCCCCTACCCCATTTACTGATTTAGCATCTCCAGTAAGATCTCAAGGTGTGGGAAAACTTATTACCGCTGCTACAACTGCAATAAATATGTCTTTGCCAGCTTCTGGCCTTGATATTAAAACTAATGGTATTCCTATACAAGAAAATACTAGGTATGTTTTTTCTGGGTACGCAAGACATACTGCTGTAGCTACTACGGTTTCTGCCGTAATTACTTGGTACAACCAGTTTGGAACTTCACTTGGTTCTACGTCTGCCGGCACTGCTCTTACAACTAGTACTTCTTTTGTTGAGTTTACAAGCATTTCAGACTCTGGAAGAAATGGAAAACTTTCTCCTTTAGGCGCTAAATTTGCAAAAGTTTTATTAACAATAACACCCTCAGCTGCAACATCTAATATTATTTATTTAGATATGTTTCAATTTGCTGAGGCACAAAACAGCCTTATGTATGAAGATGCCCGTAAAATTTACATAAACGTTAACGGGGATAAAGAAAATTACTTTACTAACCCTGGGATGGAATACGGTTTAGGTTCTTGGTCAACAATTAACGGGTCTTTAAGTCAAGATACTGTAACTACTGCAGCTATTATTCACGGGACAAATGCTGCTAAATTAACCTCTACAGCTAATGGTACGGCCGCATATGTATCAGATTGGGTTGCAGTGGACCCTGGACAACAAATTATTGCAAGTGCTTATGTTTTAGGGTCAGCTGCTAGATCTGCAAAAGTACGTATTGAGTTTTCTAATCAATCTTCTACTAGACTACAGTCTTCAATCTTATCTGATGTTGATGGTCAGTATTATACAAGTGATGTAAACTTTGTAGATAGCGATGTCTATACTCTTTCAACTACTGTTGCTACACAAATCTACGCACAAGCTATTACTCCACCATTCTCTCAAGATGCTGGAAATCCTTTAGTTAAAGTAAGTATTTACTTTACGGACAATATTGCTGGAGATTCTTATTGGTTAGATGGCGCATTCCTTGAAGAGTCTACTACTGTAGACCCATTCTTTTCTGGAAACGGTGGCGTGACTGTTACAAATCCTTTAACTCAAACTTATTATGCCCCAACAGATTGTAAATGGGAAACAAAAGAACTTTATAACTATATGAGTAACCCTGGATTCGATATTAATACAACAGACTGGTCTGCAGGTAGTGGGACACTTACTCGTATTGCTTCAGATAGCGGTTTATTACCTAAGTATGGTTCATATTTTGGTAAGTTAACGTATAGTTCTACTGGATCTTTGACTGGAACAGCTTATCTTGCTTTTTCTGCCGTAGGCGGAGAAGACTTTACTATATCTATGTATGTTCGTAAAGCAGTTGCAACATATACTTTAGGAAACAATACCTTTAAGATTTCATCTGCAGAGTCTGCGGATTGGAAAAGAATTCATACTACAATTCAATTAACAGCTGGACAAACTACCGTTCCTTTTACCGTCTCAGTAGCAAATAGCGCTGGATCTACATCTACTTATTTTCATCTTGATGGCATTATTGCAGAGTATGGACGAGTAGTAAATACCTATGTAGACCCAAATATAACCTCTACATTTTCTATTGTAAACCCTTTAAGTTTAACTAAAACTATATGGGCAAGTAAAATACAAAGTGTTGGTGGCGGAAAGAGTAGTTATTTTTCTAACTACAATACAAAAATTAGTAGACTATACGACACTCTAGGAAATTACACCCCTATTGGATCAAACTGGGGTATCAATGCTGGTACAGATTCAAATGTATACGAAGACCTACCTGGTGCAAAAATTCCATCTTCGTCTTTTGAACTTAATCTATATGGTTGGATAGCTGTTAATTCAACTTTAAGTAGAAAAATTGCTGGAGGTTCTTTGTTAGCTGATAATTTGACACATGGCCAAGGTTATTGTCGAGTTACAACAGCTGGATCAAGTTCTGCAAAACCTTTTAGTATTAAAACTGATAAAGTTTACTTAATTCCCGATGCCGGATATTATGCCTCAGTAGCTATTAGGCCAGTTAATTCTGACTCTTTAGGGAACTACTCATTAGTTGTTGATTATTATGATATTAATAATAACGTAATTGTTGTGTATCAAGATAACCTTACTAACAACAAAACAACTAACGCAACAGACGCCCTAGGCAATGCAAACTCAGTAGTTACTACTGCAGCTAGAACTAAAACTTCTGCAGTAAACCTTACAACTCGTTGGGCGTATATAGGTAACTCCTTTCCCGTAAGTTCTATTACCGGAGCTGCCTATGCAATCCTTACAGTTACCTTTAGTCCAACCACCTATGTTGCGGGTCAAGCCTTCGACATTGACAGAGTTGTATTTAGAGAATAGAATAGAACTATGGGCATAGTACTTATTGCAGGATTAGCTACAGCGTGTATATTGACTGCTGTAGAAAGCTTAATCAAACAGTTGGGTAAATGGCGAGGACTGTTAGCTTTAATCGTCAGTTTACTTGCATGCCTTAATTTAAATACTAAACCACTATATCTAGTTGTCTATACCTTAGCCGCTACATTTGTAAGCCTTACCATATCTCTTGCCACAGAGCAAATACTAGTAGGCATCTCCCCACGTCAAGGACGCGGTTTGCCAAACAGGGTGGATTAACGCTAGTATAGATAAAGAGGGAAGGGTAAATATGCTACGACCAATTGTTAACCCAAGATTATCTTTACGAGCCAGATCACTTTTCTATTACTTTGTTGAAAAGGGTAGGGTTATTTCTGCTGACGAATTACGAAGCACCAAAGATTTCTCTGAAGGTAGGGATGCGCTTCAGTCTGCCATCAATGAATTGAAGGACCTCAAGTACGTTAAGTCTGTCCGGGTACAGAATAACGGCCAGTGGATTGCCCGTCTGAAATTTACAGAAGAGGCTAAAAAGCTGTTTTCTACCGACAACGGCTTTTCAGGGCACCTATACATAGACAACTATATAGTTACTAGTGATATAACTACTAGTACTAATATAGTTAAAGATACTAACGTATCTTTAACTATAGGGGCTGCGCCCCAAGAAGGAGAAGAGATGGTTTGGAATCTTGATGGAGATGAAGAAACTCCTAAGGCAAAGCGAGGCCAAGAAGAACCTGCCACAGGAACTATCGGTAAGCTTGAAGATCGCCAGGCTCGCCTGAACGCAAAGTATAAGAAGCCAGTAAAGGCTCAGCGTGATAGCAAGGATAGGATCAATACTCCAGAGGAGCTTTGGTCTACTACAGACTTAATCGCAGAGTTCTATGACCTAGTTGAGAAGGCTGCACCAAATACATCCAGCCAAGTTAACAACAAGTATCTTGCCACTTGGATTAATAAGCAGGTTGGAGAAGGCACACAACGTTATGAAGTTCTAAAGGCTATGCGGATGTTCTTTGCAGATCCTCGTAACCTAAATGATCTTGGTATCGGTAAGCCACTATGGCAAAGATTCTTTTCATACTACCCAACGATTCAGGGAATTGTTAAGAAGCCAGAGCAACCAACATATTCAACAGATAAATTTAAAGCACACCAAGAAAAAATGATGCGACTACTAGAGGGGGAATAATGTACGACTTGTCTAAAGAAGCCCCAAGTATCCGCAAACAAATCGTACACGCCGGTCTTCCAATGAAAACAATTGGCAAGGAGTTTTCAGATTTAGATCCCACACCCGCTCTTGAATCAGTCAAGAAATGGGTAGCCAGAGTTATCAATGGTGAGATCATTCAAAAGGCCGGATCTCCGTCCTGTGGGCTTGGAATCATGCTGGTGGGTAATCCAGGTCACGGAAAGACTACAATGGCTTCTACGGCCCTGCAAAGCCTTATTAGGGGTATTCCAGCAGAGGTCTTAGGTATACCTGGAGGATACCCAAACCGCATAGGCGGGTTCATGGATTATCCAAAGCTTTTGAGGCTTCAGAAGTCTCAGTTCTCTGATGAAGATGAAGCAACTCAGATCCAACTTGACGGCATATATGGTGACTCGGATAGAATGAATAATGTAAGAGTTTTTGTTCTAGATGATATCGGTAAGGAATATAGAACTGCATCAGGTTGGGCAGAGAATACATTTGATGCGTTACTACGTTCAAGATTTAACGCAGGGCTTCCAACGATTGTAACTACAAACGTTCCTCTTGAGAATTGGGGAAGTGTTTATGGTTCACCTATGGGAAGCTTTGCTATGGAAGCGTTCATACCAATTGAAGTAGAAGCGCAACAGGGGGACAGACGAGCATGAAGGAAACTACTATGAGTACATGGCAAGTTACGCAGTTATTTTTGTCTGACTCTGGACCTCATGAAGTCTGGATCAATATAGATAACAAAAAGTTGCGCTGTAATTGCGAAGGGTTTAACACCCGAAGCATGTGCAAGCATACTAGATATGTTTCAGAGAAAATGAAAAACAACTTTGGAGTATATCCTGTAGAAATATCTAGCAAAGCTCCGCAACAGGATGCTGCAATTGCAAGTTTAGATCCCATTATGTTTAGGGACTTTCTATTGAAGTACGGCAAGATCGAAGTACTATAACAATGCGCGGGGGCGATATCTCAAATGAAACTCCTATGCGGGTTGTGGTTACTTTGGATTGTATCCTTGATCGTAGACCAACCTTTAAGAAAGTATTTGGTGTGGCGGTCAGTGGTGAAGAAACTACGTACAATAGACAGTCGCTCTCTTTATTCTGGCGATTTGCAGAAACATATTCATACACGTTAGAATTAGTAGGGTACGGGTTTTCTCAAAAAGAAATGGATGAGGTTCTTGAAGATCTAGATAATCTTGGAACTAATCCTTTTAACTATTCAAAAGCTTACAGGGTTCCTGCAGATCTTGTTGCAGAGTTACCATACAGACCAGAGTTAAAGCACGTGATTGATATACCCGAACGTGGGCTACGTTATGGGCATTGGTATTTAGATATGGGGGCAGCCGGTGGCAGCAGATAATGAAGAGAGATTAATATCTCGGGTCGTAAGGACTCGGGAAATTATCCCTGCCTTAGAAAAAGGTGTAGAAGATAGTTGGTTCTTTGTAGATGAGAACCGTGCTGTCTGGAAGTTTATCCGCACCCACTGGACTCGTTACCAAGAGATCCCTAGTGCAGTAACTGTTAAAGATAACTTCCCCACCTATCGTTTACTTGCTGTAGATGATTCTTTAGAGTACCTCGTAGATCAATTAGTTGAGTATCGTAGACGTCAAAAAACTATTGAGGTAGTTCAGACCGCTGCTGAGATGATTGCTTCTGGTAATCACGACGGCGCTATTGCAGAGATGAGCTCTGGAGTTGCAACTATCTATGATGAAGGTGCTGCACAGTCTAGCGACGTGGATCTTACCAAAGATACAGACAAACGTTTCCAGGAGTACTTAGATATTAAGACTCGTGACGGTGCGCTACTTGGTTACCGCACAGGGTTTAGAACTATTGATGAGGCTACTGCTGGTTTGCAAAATGGTCAGCTTATTACAATCATTGCTCCACCTAAGACAGGTAAATCTGTCTTGGCTATGCAGATTGCAGTTAACGTCCACGAAGATGGTCACGTCCCAATGTTCCAGTCATTTGAGATGAGCAACATTGAGCAGCAACATCGTCACGATGCAATGCGTGCCAAGATCGCACACTCTCGTCTGGTTAGAGGAAACCTAAACCTAGATGAAGAGCGTCGCTACAAAGAAACCCTAGAACGTATGGAGACTATGCAGAAGTTCTATCTAACCGATAGTACCTCTGCTATGACAGTTACAGGATTGGCAGCAAAAATTGAAAAGATTAAGCCTGACATTGTTTTTGTTGATGGTGTCTATCTTATGGTTGATGAAGCTAGCGGTGAATCTAATACTCCACAAGCTTTGACAAGCATTACACGTAACCTAAAACGTTTAGCACAAAAAGCTAACATTCCAATTGTGGTGTCCACTCAGGTTCTTCTTTGGAAGATGAAGAAGCGCCAGGTATCTGCAGATGCGATTGGGTATTCATCCTCGTTCTTCCAAGACTCAGATGTGATTCTTGGTTTGCAACGTCAAGATGAAGAAGATGATTCATCTCGTGAACTTCGTATTGTTGCAAGCCGTAACTCTGGCCCAGCAACAAGCGATCTTCTATGGGACTGGGAAGAGGGGAAGTTTGAAGAGTATGGAACCTTTGGCACTCCAATCAAACCCTTTTAACGGAACCCAGCTATGTGCTGGCGAAGACCCAGAAATCTTTTTTCCAGAAAAGTACACAAATCATAAGGCGGTTCAACTTGCTAAAGAAATTTGTGGGGACTGTTGGATTAAAAAAGAATGCTTCAAGTACGCACTACAGATCCCAAACCTAGAGGGCATCTGGGCAGGAACAACACCGCAGGAAAGGAAAAGATTATTAAAGACATCAGCGATCTAAAGCCAGATTATACAAACGCAATGGATGTACGTGGAGAACCAACTCACGTTTGTCCTTGTGGATCACAGTTATGGAACATCAAGGCTATGTTCCAAGACTATGAAATCTCAATGTACTTCTTAGACATGGAGTGTGCAGAGTGTGGTACTAAAGCTACCGCACCAACTTTGCCAGATATGCCGGAAGATTACGTAATGATGGATGACCGACCAAAAGCAGAGTACGAAGAAGAGGACTAACATGTACTGTGAGGGCGACGTAGAGTCTGTACTACTAAGACTTGGCATTGAAGTAGACCAGCGCAAAGATGAGTTGCTTGGTCTATGTCCTATGCACTTAGAACGTACTGGTCGTCCGGACTATCGTCCCTCATGGTCAATGAATGTAGAGACCGGTGTCCACCATTGCTTCTCGTGTGGATACCGGGGCACCCTGCTCACTCTTGTTGCAGAGATTAACGAGTTTGAAACTCAGTGGGGTCGTCTTGATTTTGAAGCAGCCAAAGACTGGTTGCGTCAGAACATTGAGGTTAACTTTGAACTCATAGCAAAGCAGTTAGAAGAAGCTAAGAACACTTACATCCCAGTACAACCTTTGATTGAGATGAGTGAGGCTAGGCTTGCGGTATTTGACGTGCCACCACAGTGGGCATTAGATGCAAGAGGCTTAACCTCAGAGGCTTGTGCAAAGCACACAGTCAAATGGGATACTAAGCAGCAGGGGTGGATCACACCTATCCGTAACCCACAAAACAATAAGCTTATGGGCTGGCAAGAGAAGGGGCAAGTCAACCGATACTTCCGCAACCGCCCAACTGGAGTGCAGAAGTCTAAAACTTTATTCGGTCTTGATGTGTGGAGCAGTGGCACTATGATCATAGTTGAGTCTCCACTAGACGTAGTAAAACTATCTTCATTGGGAATTCAAGGCGGTGTCTCAACCTTTGGTGCCTCTATTAGCCAGGATCAAGTAGATCTCATGCGTCGTGCAGATAAACTAATCATTGCATTTGATAATCCTAAGATTGATCCAGCCGGTGAGAAAGCTTCTCGTGACATGCTTGCTCGTACTAAGAAAGAAGGCCTAGAGTGTTTCTTCTTTAAGTACGAAGGCGAGTACAAAGACATTGGCGATATGCCTGAAGAACAGGTTATAATGGGCATAGAGAATGCAAAGCATTCTGTCTTTGGAGAAAGAGCTTTCATATGAGTTTTACCGGAACACTTCTGCCCTACCAGGTAGAGGCTGTAGACGCTATGGTAGACCGCAAGAAGATGCTTGTGGCCTATGACCTTGGCTTGGGTAAAACCGTCCTTACTATTGCTGCTATTGAAAGATTAAAAGACGCAGGAAAAATTACAGAACCTGGTATAGTTATTTGCCTATCCTCATTAAAATATCAATGGGCAGATCAGATTAGGAAGTTTACTGATGGATCTTCAACACCTCTGGTCATTGATGGCACGCCGAAACAACGAGCAGAACAATATGCAGAGGCATTCGACTGGGGGCATACACTCGTTGATTACGTCATTATTAACTACGAGCAAGCTGTTAACGACTGGGAG